AGTGCGGAAGAATGTTGTATCAAAGGAGCAATGGGCATATGCAAGGGTGTACGCCGCCCTCAATCCTAAATCGAAAGCGTATAAGATTGACAAGGTTCATTTAATCAAAAAAAAAAAAAAAAGTAAATTTATAATGTATATCAATTGTTGTTGTATTCGTATTTGTTTTTGGTTTTGGGTTAAAAAATATAAAAAAAAATATAAATAATATTATACAATGAGTAAATCCTTAAAAATATTAAAGGTCGTTGACCCACCCAATCAGAAGATAAAACCACTACACCCAAATTTACCAGCACCCAGTTCTTGTGTATTAATGGTTATGCCTACAAAAACTGGTAAATGTCTTTATGAGTATTCATTAGTAGAAACAGAAGAAGGAAAAAAATATATAAAAAATGTAAAAGTAGGAGATAAAGTATTAAGTGATAAAGGTTTCGTAGAAGTAGATAAAGTTTTTAAACAAGGTAAAAAGAAATGTTTTAGAATAATATCAGATAACGGACATGAGATAATATTAACAGAAGACCATAAATTACACACATTAAACGGAATGAAACCTATGAGAGATTGCAATAATGAAATGATAATAACTAAAACAGGAATGACTAAAATAAAAAGTAAAGAATATTACGGAGAGGTAGATTGTTATGATATATCAGTTAAAAATGAAAATCATAGATTTTATTGTAATTTTTTTTCAGTTTCTAACAGTACCATTATAAGCAATATGCTTTTAAACAAGGATTTCTATGGACAAGATTATTTTGATTATGTAAAGATAATTAGTAATACAATTAATAATGACCAAACTTCAAGGTTCTTAAAACAAGCATTCGATTGTGAAGATCATTACAATGATACTATGATACATGACCTTGTAAAATCACAAGCACAATATGATAGAGACGATATGCCTTCTGTGTGTTTAGTTCTTGACGATTGTCTTGGAGACAAGACAACCGCCTTAAATAATATATCCAGTCGCTATCGCCACGCAAACATTCAGTTGCTAATTATAAGTACGCAATTGTTTCGTAAAACAAGTCCCACTATTAGAGCAAATGCAAACTGGGTATTGATAGGTAAATTGACAAATGAAACTGAACTTGAAAAAATATCAGAAGAATATTCAGGTATGTTTGGTGGTGATAAGAATTTCAGAGAAATGTATAAAAAAGCAGTTAAAAATAAATATGATTTCATGACTTTAAAGTTAACAGAGAACCCTGCCGAGATATGGATTAATTTTAATGAGAAAATATATCCTCTTGAAAATATGACAGAAGAAAAAAAAGAATAATATATTCATTATTTATTTATAATAAATAAAAAAAATAATTTAAATATTATAAAATGGAATTTGTATCCGCGGATAGGTCAAGAGACGCAGAGTTTATTTCAGGTCTTCAAAACTACAATCAAAGAGTATTCAACAATAATAAAGATATTGCTGCAAAAATAGACGATACAAAAGATCAATTAGACCAAGATATTGAAAATGCGAGGCAAACCGCCGACTTGGATAATATAAAAACCTCCGGTGCCCTTGCTGGTATTGGTGCTGGTGGCGGAGAAAAAGTTGCTCGTGGGATAAAAGATTTTAAGGAGTTTCGAACAGCAAAAGCAGCAAAAAAAGCAGCAGACATTGCTCTCGCAGCAAGGGGTGGTGGAACAGAAGTTGCTGTAAGTGCAGAAGAAATTCTTGCCGGTCCAGGTGGACGGTTTACTGAATTAACACCGTTACTTGGAGACCCAAGAGCAGAAAGAGCAGCAGCAGCAGAACAAGAAGGTATTGGACAAGTATATCGAAGAGGAGCAAGACCTTCTTCTCCAACAAGAGTGAGAACCGCAGAACCATTCACAGAACAAGAACAATCCGATTTCAGAAGGGGAGTTGAAGAAAGGGGAGCAGCAAGAGAGGCAGCAGCAGGTGAAGAAGGAGCAGAAGCAGCAAGTGCAGCAAAAGGGACAGTAAAAACAGCATTAAGTGGAGCAGAAGTTCTCGCAGAAGAAGGTGCTGCAAAAACTGCTGGTAAAGTTCTCGCAAAAGGTGCTGGTGTTATAGCACGAGGTGCTGGTGTTGCTGGTGCTTTGGTATCAGGGGGTTCGGCAATCGAGAGTTTAGTTTCAGGAGATAAATTTGAATGGGATAAACAAGGTGCTGAAATTGGTGGAGCATTACTCGATATATTAGGTACTGGTGCGGAGTTTATACCAGGTGGTCAATTATTTGGTGTTGGATTACAACTTGCCGGAACAGCATTATCAGGGGTCGGTACCGTTACGGAAGCATTGGAGGCAGAACCACAAAAAGAAGAAGCAATCGGAAAGGCAAAAGATTTACAAGCACAGACACAAGCAGATCTCGAAGCACAAAGAGAAAAAGCATTAACTGGAATAACCTCCGCCGCACAAGGTGGGGCAGCAGTTGCGAGACAAGTTCAATAATTTATTTTTTTCATAATTTATTTTTAAAAATTTTATATATTAAAGATTATAAAATGAGTAAATCTTTTTGGAAAGCAGAAAGCACAATCCCTATTGTTCAAACTTCGAAGGCAATCACTGCCCTCAATGGTCTATCTTTTGACGGCGGACAAGAACTCCGTATTCGTGTACCACCCACTACAAAGTTCTTTCAACCCAAAGAATGTTATCTTCAAGCAGATATTAAATTAAAGGGTGGGACGGCAACTGGTGAAGCAACCAAACTTCAACTTGACCCTGAATTAGGTGGGCAAATTTTAATCAAGGATATTCGTATATATACTTCGGCAGAAAAGGGTTCTGTATTACTTGAAGAAATACAGGGGTACAACTCCATGGTTTCAGTTATGAGAGATTTCGATACAAATGACAGTGAAAAGAAAAAGAGAGCACTTACAGAAGGAGCAACTATTTGGTTGCCGGATACTCGTGGTACACAGGGAACAACTCGCTCTGACGCTGCTAATATTCTTGATAATCCCTTTTTTAAAGAAGATCCTTTAACCACTACTAATAAAAGAACTGCATTTAATAATGACAGTTTTAATACTGCGAAATTGTGTCTACCATTAGAAACCGGAATATTTAGGTCTGACCGTGTATACCCCAATCTCCTCACTGGTCTCGAAATTGTTATCACTCTTGAAGACGCTGGAAAATGTATTACTCAACTTGATAGCGTTATGAGGGGTCGTCGTCTTGCCCTCAATCCAGTATTCTTATCTCGTAATGGTTCAACTGGTGGTGCCGCCGCTGATATTGCCGACGGTGATACAATTGATAAAATTCACCTTGACACTGATAATTCACAGACCAAACCACAGAATTGTCCTTTCTGTATTGGAGAGCGTGTTGCTATTGTATCGGCAGATAATGCTTCATTACTGACGACTGATAAAGACCTTGTTATTAAACAAATAAATACCAATGCCTCCGGTACTGAAATTACATTTGACCCAGCGGACGCGAAGTCAACTTCTGGCGGTGATACCTTTTCGGCAAATTCAGGAGCATATGTTGTATCTATGGCGGCAACTACAAGAGCAGGAGTATCTAATGCTGATTACAAACCAACATACACTTTAAGCAATGTCGAACTTGTTTGTCAAGAAGTTGACATGGGTGCTGGTTTTGAAAGTGATATGTTAAGAGCAATGAAAGAAAAGGGTGTAATTGTTCAAGATATTTTATCATGTCAGAATTACAGATATTCTTCACAGTCCGGTGAAGTTGCCCTTAATATTCGTCTGCCTCTTAATAATGCAAGGGGTAAGGCAATTGTTTCTCAACCTACAGACGCGACAGTATATTCTGACAGTCAGCGAGTATCCGGAACTGGAACATATGATATCGGCGGAGACGCTGCTGATAAGACCATGAATGAAGCAGTTGCTGGTATTCGTGGTATCTCTGATTTTATCAGTGATTATCAGTTCTTATATGACGGTCGCCTTCAATCTTCTCGCCCAGTCCGTTGTTCAAAGACCTCTTCAAAAACTTCGATTGACGCTCAACCATTAATTGAGACGACCAAGGCACTTGTCCAATCAGAAATTTCTGCGAAGTCCCTTGCTGCCTACAATAGCAATTGGTTGGTATCTCGTGCCCTTGCTCTCAATAAGGGTGTATATGATACTCGCAATAAAGATTTCAATATTCAAGTTAATTATTCAGGAACTACTCCAACAAAGAATAAGTTATGGAACAATTTTGTCTTTCATTTAAGAAGGGTCAATATTCGTGGAGATAGTGTTTCTGTTGAATATTAAAGTATTTGTAATTTATTTTATTATTTTTTATTTTTTAAATTTTATAATATAATTAATATTATAAAAAATGAGTAATCGATACCTTTCAATTAAACCAAGTAATTCGAATGCCTCTCAATCATACCGAGACGGACGACCGGTTATAAGTTTCACAATTGCTGAAAGTGAAAGTGTCCTTGTCCCTTCTTCTGTCCGTTTCTGTGGTAAATTTCACGCATACAAGAACTCCGCAAGAGGGAGAGTTGAAGCAGGAGACAATGTTGCAATGGATAGTCGTATTGGGATTTGGTCAGTTCTTGACCAGGTAGTCCTGTCTTCTGCGACCTCCAAGCAGACCATTGAGCATATTAGACACGCAAATCGCTTCTATTCTTCATACCTTGGATTAACCAGTTCTGAACAGTCATTAATTGGTCATTTTGGTGAGACCGGTTTAACACTCCCAAGTACTAATGGACAGAAGGTTTCGGTTGTTGAAGAAGAGGGTACGAACACCAATGAGTTCTGTATACATATCCCAACCGGATTGCTTATGGGTACTTCGGCAATCCCTCTATCCAGCACCAGTGGTATTGGTGGTCTAACAATTGATCTCCACCTCGCACCTGATAGTATGGTATTATTTGATACTGCTGGTGACGCTTCTTCGAATGGTCTCACTGATTGTTTCTATGAACTAACCGATTGTCAGTTAGTATGTGAAACGCATTCACCAAATGCCGACGATATGAAGAGAATGCAGGATATGGGTGGATTTGAATATAATTCTATTTCAGGATATTATTCTACTATTAACTCCACCAACGCAAATATTAATTTCTCTCTTGGATTATCAAGAGTTGAAAGTGTATTTATGAATTTTATCAATAGTTCTTATCTGAACAATCTTGACCAAAACTCTTTACAAACAATCAATCCACTGACTTCTACTGGGGCAATTGCGAATGTAGACCAAGTTGTATTTACAAAAGGTGGTTCTCGGTATCCTTTGGACTATAATCTTGATACTCAATATAAAGACGATACTTCTAACTTAAAGGTTGACCCACAGATAATTAGAAATTTTATGAACGCCGTCATACCATTCACAAGTATTTCTCACACCTCGATTTCACCGGTGAATACTAACAAGAGGTATACGACTAATGATAACAGTGTCCTTGAAGGTGGTTCTCTGTATGGTGTAGGGGTTGCTTATGATATTATTGGTTCACCGGCAGGTGGGGACTTCTCACAGGACGCATGGGGAGTTCAAATGGATTTGGGTCTAACTGACGATAATCCGATTTCTGCATTTATCTTTGTTCACGCCAAGAATACTGTTCTATTTAAGGACGGACAGATACAGGTTGTCTCGTAAATTTAAAATCTATACTTTAATTTTTAAAACTTTTTTTAATAATTTTTATATATTAAGTTATATAAAAATGAGTATGTCTATCCCCCCAATGCTTCAACCTGGTATGATTAGTTCGAACCCTGAACAGCGTATTGATACTGATATTCTTGAACCGGTAATTTTCACCGAAAGTTTTATCAGATATGAATTACAGAATAAAGGTCTATTAAATCCTCAATCTCGTATTACATTTTCTTTAAATGGACACGGAGATCACGATAGTTTTTATCCATTAGGAGTTGGTGTTGGTTCTGTTATTGATAGAGCAACATTAAAGATTGGTGGTAAAACCATTTGTGAAATTCAGGATTTTAACTTTTATCAAGCATACAAATCTATGTTTATTGACCAGTCAGTAATTAAAGAAAGAGAGCAGTTTAATTCAGGACGGTGTATGAGCAATTCTGTTGTATACAATAAGGATAATGTTGTATCTGAAAAAGTATCGATTGATAACGGTAAGGAGTTTGTAATGAACGCAACCGATACCAATAGTGAATTAAGAACTCATACCTTTCAGCGACTACCAAAACAACCGGTTTTCTCTATAACTCTCGACGACCTATTTCCGGCAATTCGTGGTATCCAGTTGCCCCTCTTTATGTTGCGGAGCGACCAGGCAGTACAACTTGAATTGACCCTTTCAAATAGTGTTGGTGAACGAGCGTCCATGTCGTCCGGTGGTGATAATGGTGGACATTCCTTCACCCTTGACCAAACTGAATGCCGTATGATTGCTGATTACACATTCCTTGACGGTGAAGAAATGAATGAATTTGCTCGTGCTAATAGTGATTTTTCATTTATGTTCCTTGAACCTCGTCTAACCAAGACGACCCTTGCTGACCAAGCAGCGGCACAGAACCAAGTAAGAAATGTTGGAGGTGCTGGACGGTTAGTATCCAAAATGTTTGTAGGTGTATCCTCTGATAAAATGAGTGTTCATTTTGGAGCGTCCGCAACCGGAGATCAAAAGACCTTATTAAATAAATATCGTGGAGTTGCCTGTGAATTAACTGGTTCTCGTGCAGGAGGTGATTTGAACTACGGCAAACTTGTATCGAATGTTAAAAAGAACGACGAGTTCTTATATCCACTTGACAGAGAAAACTCTGCCCTTCATTTCCACGGAGTTGCTGATACAGAAGGTGCTCCTCCTCATATCACTCGTGCTGAATATGCGAGAGGTGGGGATAGTTTAGTTGCTCGTAAATTTGAGGGATACCCAATGAATGGTGCTAATGAATTGACCGGTCAGTTCTTCTACAATGCTTATCGTATGAATGACGGCGACCGAGTTGATAGTCGTGGTCTCGAACTACACCATAAATATCAGAACCTTGCCGCTGCCGAAGCACCCTACACTTCTCGCTGCTGGATTGAGGTTCAGAAGGTAATGAGAATGAAGGACGGAGTTGTTGATTGTTATTACGCCTAAATAAAGAGTGTCCCCAATGTCCTCAATGTCCTCAAAAAAATATTAAATATTTACGATTTTCACAAATACAAAAAGGAGGCAGAGGTATTCCACGATATTCTAAAATCACAATTATTTTATTTATTTTTGAGGACTTTGAGGACTTTGAGGTCAATTAATATATTTTTTAATATTTCATATATATATAATGAGTATATATGTGAAATCAGATAATAAAGGTAAAAAGAGAAGTGATACTCCCACACCATATTGTATCTGTGAATTTCTCCATAAGATATTATCGAATAATTATAATCCAAAGATTATTCTTGATCCATGTTGCGGTGATAAGAGATTAACAAAAGATTTTGATTGTAAAGTAATTAATTATGAACTTAAAGAAGGTACTGATTTTTTGAAAGAAGAAAATAAAATTGAATGTGATATGGTAATAATGAACCCACCATTTAATATTGGATATGGACGCAAACTTGCTGTTGAAGTATTCATGGATAAGGTATTGCAATTATGTGATAATAATATACCAATTATAATGATATGTCCAATGGGATTTCGATTAAATCAAAGAATTAAATCAAAAAGGTGGAGAAATATGAGAGATAATTATCCTAAAATTTGCTCAATAATATCTCTACCATTAGATATATTTGAAGATACACTATTTCATTGTGAAATATTATGTTTTAATTGTGATAAATTAGACCCTCATTATTTTTTAGATAATATTCAAGTTTAAAAATAAAATCTTTTATTATATATATAATATAAATGACAAGTAAAGAAAATCTAATTGAAACCATTAAGAAATCAAGACCGAATGTTAAAGAGACAACTGTTAAAATGTATGTATCGAACCTCATGAAATTAATGAAATTATTTGATAAGGACGATTTAAAATTCTTAAAAGATATTGAGAAAATAAAAGATAAATTAAGTGAATTACATTATACAACTCAAAGAAATTATTATAATTCAATTATTGTATATTTAATGTCTATATCAGATAAACCTGACGAAGATAAAACAATTAAAGAATATAATTCGATAAGAGACGATTTAAATAAGAAGTATGAAGAAGAACAGGCAACTGGTACAATCAGTGATAAACAAAAAGCAAATTTCGTTGACATATCAGAGGTAAATAAAATGATTGAAAAAATGGGCGAAGAAATTAAAGAAAAAAAGATAAAGAAAAAAGAAGATTTAACGGCAAAAGATAAAGCATTATTGCAAGTATATATTATTTATAATATTTATACAAGAATACCATTGAGAAATGATATCAGCGAAATGGAGGTAATAAATAAAAGATTATATAATAAGTTATCTGAAAGTGAAAAGAAAGAAAAGAATTATTTAGTGATTAATAAGAACTCAATGTTTTTTGTTTTGAACAAATTTAAGACAAGTTCAAAATATGAGGAGTTAAAGATTGATATACCAAAGGATCTTGAAAAATTATTAAGAATATATATCAGAATAAATGGTATGGGTGTACTATTTAAATCGAGCACAGGTAAACCTCTATCAAGAAATGCTTTAAGTCAATTATTGATAAAGACAAGTAAAAAATATATGGGTAAATCCATTTCAACAACTATGTTGAGAAAGATATATTTATCGAGTAAATACTCAAAGGTAAAAGAAGAAATGGAGAAGGACGCAGAGGTAATGGGTCATTCAGTAGGTATGCAACAGGCAGTATATGTGAAGAAACCCCAAGAAGAAAAAGAAGAAGATTAATCGTAATAAGAATTCATTTCATTTTCAGGTTCGTCAATGAGACATTCAATAATACCAATACCTTCATTATCCATAAATTCACGAAGGTCTTTAATGGTCTTAACTTGTTCTCGATATTTATTGAGAATATCCACACCGAATGAATGAATGATACGGTCTTCACATTCAAACAAGTCGGCACAGCAATATATGTCAACTGCTTTATTAAAACTCTTTACAAAATTATTATAATTCTTTTTATATTTATCATTTTTCATTTCTTCTCTCCTGACATTCATAATTAATTGCATGATATCATTTGGGAGATAATTAACTGTATTCATTTCTATACTTGATTATATATATTAATATTCTTTTAAATGGGTTTAGGTTTATTTTATCCGTTTATTTACTAAAATAAAAATCTTGCTTTATGTTATAAATGGTTTGGAATTTAGTTGAGGATTTAGAATGGGGACATTTTAATGAAAAGAAAGTTTTAAAGTGGTTGAATGAAAATGAATATTCTGACGATATATTTAAGTTATATAAGAATGAAAAGAAACAAGTTGATTTTAAGAATACTAAAATAATTGGTGAATTAAAATCAAGGACAAATAATTATTCAAGATATCCAACAACATTTTTCGGATATAATAAGATAAAATATTTATTAGGTAAAGAAGGAGAAAATAGAGATTTTAAATTTTACTTTTTATTTACAGACGGATTGTATTGTTGGGATTATAAAGAAGGAGAATATGAAATCAGAGATTTTGACCATAGGGAGAGGGGAGTAAAGGACTATGCATATGTACCAATCGAACATTTAAAATGTATTACAACCGATATTCATTCTTAATCGAAGTTAACTACAAATTTGCCTTGTTTAGATATTAGTCCATAATAATGTTTTACCTTTTTATTCTTTTTATTGTCAAGTTGTTTTTTCATTCTATTTGAAATAACAGGTTGAATTTTATCTTTTAATTTAGGATCATTATTCAATAATTTAATTGCCCTTCTCACAGAAGGTATGTCTCCATGAATAGAAATATCACTAATTGGTATATGTATTTCTTCAACGGTATTAAATATTGAACAATCAATATTGTATCCATTATTACAATATACAATAACTTCTTTACAAAATCTCATAATCTTGTTTTTTTGTTTTACAGTTAGTATTTTATCAGGATTTGTTTTTTTTAAATATTCTTTTAATTGTTCTAAATTTTCAATCAGATATACTTCATTGTCAGGAGGTATTTCTGTTATATTATGTAGTTCACTCCATAGTGCAATTGATATTCTTAATTTATCCATTGTATGAGCATTGGGTATATCGATACCAAATTTTGAAATAATATTTAATAGGTCTCCTTTTGAAAATGTTTTATTAATCATTATATAATAATAAAATATTTTAATTATTATAAATAACCTAATGCCTCCCAAGAAGAAAGTACCGGAAGGAGAACTGACTGCTCCTGAATTGCGTAAACTAATCCGTGCCCATAACAAACTCACCAAGATCACTATACCCAAAGGTACAGACCGTGAGGGAATTATTAAGATTATTGAAAAGAATGGATATAAAGTAAATCACCCAAAGAAACGACTTGACGCACAAGTCAAGAGAGGTAAACAAATTTCAATGAAGAAGGCGGACGAGGTATTACCCAAACCAAAGACCAAAGAACAGAAGGCAGTTGAAAAGAAAGCAAGAGATATGAAAAAGAAAGATAAAGAGGATAAGATAAAAGCAGAAGGTGTTAGACAAGGTGCTGCATTACAGCGAGTTGTTGCTAAACGAAAAGCAGGTAAGTTAAAGGATTTAAAAATAGATACTAAACAAACATTTGATACTGTCAAGAAATTAGAAACCTTCTTTAATAAACAACTTGAAGTATTTAGAAAGAAAAAACTTTTACCTTTTGTTAATAAAATAAAAGCAATGACGGATATTAAACAAATCCAAACTGAAAGAAAAGAAATAAGAAAATTTGGACAAAAAAATATATTAGAGATCTTGGAAACCAATGAGGAGTTATTCGAAGATAAAGAAGAAAAATATGAAGAGTTAGAAGAAAGATATGATAATATAATTGAAGCAAGTATGAAAAAAGTAGCAGAGAGAATTTCTGAATTAAAGAAGTAATTATTTCTTTTTATTAAAACACATGTATCCATTCTGTTCGTCATTATCAATAATCCTTAATCTTAATAATGCTGTAAGACAATTCAAGAAATATATATGGTCTTGTCTGTATATAGGTTTATTTTCTTTCTTTCTTAAAAATATCATATTGCAATAATGAATATACATTTTAATTTGTGATTTAATTGGTATACCTTTACTTTTATAAATTAAATCTTCTCCCTGATATAAATATTTATTTAATGTTTTAAATTTGGATAATGGATATGAACTAATTAATAATCCTTTATAATAAAAACATACAGAACCATTCGAACCATTGTAAATCATTTCTATATTTAATAATATATAATAAAAATATCTTTAAATCTTAATTAATGATAATAATAATCCTTAAATATGGTAATAAATCAAGGATTATTGGTATAAATGACTTAAAAGAATAATAAAATCGCGATTTTATGTCTTTAAATAGGTATAAATAGGCATTATATTAGATTTAAAGGGTATTTTGACCTTATTTATTGTTATTTAGTATCATAATATAAGATTAAGCAATAGTACAATGACCTTCACATACCTTTTTTACTTGAATTTCTTCTTCGACTATATCGTCCATTGAACATTCACTTTCACTTTCACTTTCTTCTTCTGAATAATCAGGATCTATTGATTTCTCATATTCTTCTTCAACATGTTTAATAACATTCAATAAATCAACTTCACCTCTCTTTGCTAGAAAAGATTTAAGTTCTTCAATATCAACACCTTGCATTTATAATATATAATATATTTTAAATTTGAGAAATTAACTTATTTTTTTTGTTGTGCCCCCATAACTTGTTGAGCAATGTTTGTTGGGTTCGATACTTGTTTACTTATTTTATATATTACAGCACTATCATTATTTACTCTTGAAAAAGATTGATTGGGGTCATGTATACTTGTTGTGATACTTGTTATCTTTTTCTTTTTGGTTATTGTAAATACATAATCGCTTTCACTACTGAATATGAAATCAGTACTTGAATATTGTTTATCACAAACTGCGACCACAGGTAATTTTGCTTCATTGTCTTCTCCCCCTAAATAATGAGGTTTATCAATGATATCACTTCTTATACAATAATATGGTTTCAACATTTTTCTTGGTAAATTTGGAGCATATAATTTAATTGAAGTTGCTCCTTGTGTTATAGCAGGACTAAATTGTTGTCTTGATAAAGAAGCATTTGCATATGTTGGGTCTGACCCCACCAATGAAGGGGTTGGTATCTGTGTTGTAAAATATACTGCTCCAAATTGATTGACAATAAAACTTCTACTATCAGAAGGTAATATATCAGCATTCGTTGTTGGTATGCTTAATAATTCTTTATTTGTATTATCAATTCTTTGTAATCTATTATTATCGCTTGTTGTGGTTGCTTGTATAGAATTATATGTCCAACCAAGAATACCCCATAATCCGGTTGAAAATTGTTCTTTTGTATATCCGAAGTCGCTTATATATATACCACAAGGACTATCGATAATTGCCCAAGGTGTGATATTTCTATTCATTAAAGATATTATTCTGTCTGTATTTAGTGGAGTTGCGGTTGGGTCAGGATAACCTGAACCATTTGGTGCTGGATATGGATAATCAACTTTAAAACTTCTATCATATGGTCTCAAATCCGGAGAGTATACATATTGATTTACTCTCTTATTTATTTTATAAACAACTTGTGCCGCTTTTTCAGTATTATCACCAGGCATTGCATAATCGGCAATAGTACCACTATCTCCTGCTCCATAATCGGTTTGACCGGTAAACTCTGCTGTGTGTAAATTTTGAAAGAAAAACCTTGCTTCACTTGGGTCATATGATAATGAAGGGATATTTGCTCCTACATAATTCTGTCTTAATTCTTTACCAGTTGCTGTTGCTGTTTGGTCTGTCTTTGACGCTTGTATAATTCTATTCTTATCTCCTATCCCCCAAAAATTACAATTACCAAAATCTTCTTCTAATCGACCATTGAAAGCAATCATATATGCTGAACCATAACAACCAAACGACCAATCATATCCAATCCTTCTGTTTGTTGTAATATCAACAGTATTTAATGTAAATATTTTTTCATTAATACCTCCAATTAAATCAGGGTGTAATTCAATATATTCAAGACCTATAAGGGGATCAGGGTCTGTCCATTTAGTCGCGTAACCATATGCGAGGTCATTTACATTTGAACCGTCTGTATCCTTATCAGCATTTTCTTTTTGATAATAAAAGAATACAGGTAAAGATTGTCTCGTCGAAGGTGGTGGTGTTATACCATAATCTCCGTCGCTACCAAGTAGTGACGAACCGTAATTATTATTTGACATATGAAGATATCTCATGTTATCAACTGAATTTCTTACACTATTATGAATAGGTTGCATTTTTTGAGCATTAAAATTACTAAATAATTCAGGATATAATCCTTGTGCTTTAAATAATTCGGCAAATTTCTTTCGGTCTTTCCATAATATCTTTGTCTTTAATTTACTTGTTGTTCTATTAGCAAGAAGTACCGTCTCCCCTATATGATAACCAACACCTGGTGGTGTTGTCTCTTGTCCTGCTTCTCTGATTTCAGGTCTCTTACAATACATATTGTAAAATGAACTTTGATAATCAAAAACCAGTTGGTTTGAACCTACCGCCGCACCCTCATTATGTTTCGAATACTCTGTCCATGCGTCCTTACTCATTGTTCTGCTTGAAGCACATAAGAATGGTTTATATGTTGGACTTTCTGCTGTTGCTGATAAATAATGGTCTACCTCTTGAAATCTACTTTCAAATATTTTTGGAGTATCTTGTTTTTTTAATATTGAAGTTATTTCTTTACCAATATTTTCAGGTGAATTAAATCCTTCTGAAACTTTAATATCAATTTTATTTCTAAAAGTTCGATATTTTAAATGTGAAGGTTCTGTTGCAGCAACTCCTCTCACCGGTAAATTTGGTATAAATGTGTTCCCATTATCTTTTGTTATTTCTGCCCTTAAATAAAATGTATGTTCTACTGCTCTCATTAATGTATATCGAGAACCGTCTTGTTTTAATCTATGAAATCCACTTGTTTCAATTGTCGTGGTTGAAGTATCAATATACATATAATCTTCTGAACAAAATTGTCCGTCTATGACTTCAAAATTAGTTCTACCTAAATCATTCACGTCCGGTTTTGTCCAATTATCTGCCCAATATTTAACAAATCTCTCGTCTACAAGTTCAGGGTTCGGTTCGTCCCACGCCCAACGCCTCGGCATAAATATAGAAGTTCCGTCGCCTCCTGCTGTCTTATAAAATTCACAAGTTATTGTTGTCTCATTATCTTTTGGTATAAAAGTATTTGTATCGTCCTCGCTTGTATATTCTTGAAAATCTGTAATTAATCTTATCCCTGGTTGGTCTAATTGAACTTTAAAATTTGGACTTTCTTTTGTATATGTTATTGTCTTTTCAGTATCCATTGGTCTCCCATTCAATTCGATAGTATCTGCTCCTGCTCCTATTTCAGAAATATATGCCCCTTGAACTGAAACTCTATCTCCAACATTTAAATCAAAACCTTCACCCAATTCATTTGTAAATAAAGCAGGATTGCTATCATTACCGGATTTTGCTTGAACAGAATGCTGACGATTACAATCAACGATTTGTAAATCAACATATGAATTCATAGGTGTTTGTTCCATTATATTTATATTAATATATTAATATATTTTATATTTATTTTATACTTAATATTTGTTTTAAAATGCCGACTTCTTTACCCTCATATGGTGATTGGTCTGTATCAAAATTAAATTGTTCTTTATCCACAGTATTGCCGTCGTGAGCAACACAAATCATACATAATAAAATTTCAGTTAATCCAACATTTTTATTTTGTTCTTGGATCATATTTACACCTTCTCCTTTTGAGTTCTTTACATATCCTCCCATTGACTTCCAATATTTTTTGGTATAACACATGGTCGCCTCGTGTATCTGAACTTTATGTTCACATTGAATTGAAGTTGTCTTAAACTCTTTTTCAGGATAACAGAATATCATTGCATTCGAACCAACCAATCCATATTTACCGTCCTTTAAAGTATTATAAGAATATTCAATGTACGCCGGATTATATATATCGTCGTCGTCCATATTTATCAAGAATTTACTTGTTGATATTTTAACAAGATTATTTCTTTTTTCTCCAATAGTTCTCTTTTTTTTTGTTCGGTGATAAATCAATTTCATAGGATATAAATCAAGTTGCAATCCCTGAATATTATCTGTAAATGGTTCGGTGCCGTCGTCGTCTATTATTACCTCGATCTTATTATGTGGATATGTCTGTTGTTTTAAATTATGAATAAATAAAGGTAAAAACTTTCTTCTGTTAAAAGTAGGAGTTAAAACAGAAATTTGTGGGTAATTCATTATAATATATTAAATATAAAAAATATAATTATTATACTTACTTCTTCTCTCTTATATGGAGGATACAAACAGTTTTACCTGTGATATCTGTCGCAAGTGTATTGTTTTCATTTACAAGTGATATATCAAACATGTTAGATACAAGTTCGTTTGGATTATTTAAGTCCACATATACCCTTTCAGGACTTTCAAAAAAGAGTGCTCCCACAGATTGGTCGGTACCTGTTGAGAACCTTGGAGCAGCATAGATAATCTTTGAACTGGTGGATTGTCCGGCATTATATGATTTAACATTATAATTATTTAATCGAACAAATATATTTGTTGTTGATTTTAGTTCAGGAGTGTCTTGACTTACAAAACTTACAACAGGTGGAGAAGCAGTTGATATTGCTGACTTCTCAACAACTGTTTGACCAGTATATCCAAGAAATACAGCAGCATTCGCTCTGTCTGAATAAAAATCAACCGTATCGTCAACAATAAGTGAATACTCATAATCTTCAAAAGCACCGGAGGCATTAATACCCTTGTAAATGTGTTCCACTGCTCCTGCCGTAGCGTCAAACCTATTAAACTCTCTTGTATCAATTTGTAATCCGAGTGTCTCTTGTAAATTTACTGAATTAAGATATGACCACCAATCATTGTCAGGTCTATCATATTCGAAATTAGATATTGTTCTACCTCCCCATTTATCGATAGTTATTAATGGTTGACTACCTGCTGTTTTACCCTGAATAAATATAAATGGATATAAGTTTCGGCAGGTATCACATAATGGTTTAAATCTTTTACCCTTGGTTGCGTCCGCTCCTGTAATATCAACCATTGTCTCATATTTACTGGTTGCCTCTGAATATAATTCAACCTTTACATTTTCATTTGTAATCGTATATTTTAATTTTGAATATTGTTTTTTCGTTGAATTTGTGCTCCAATCATAATAATCGTCAAAATCTCCATTATCTCGATAATCTATATTTTGCATAGATAATGGTTCGTCTGCTTCATATCCTGGGTCGTCTTTATTTTCAACTAAATGATAAGCATACATGCGTCGGTTCGAACTTGTACCAAAATCTTGAAATGCTCCAACCATAAAATCACATTCTATTTCAGGATAATAGTTTCTCCCACCAGTACCTTCGGTGCTGTTACCGTTTGGATTATATAATACATTTACACTATTATTTTCTGTTTGACACCTTGTAAGACCAACACCCCAACTTACATTCGCACCGTCCTGTTTTAATCCAGTTAAATCAACTATAAATTCACCACCATTCAAGGCAATGGGTGTATTCTCACCAATTGCTTGATTAAATGATCTTGCTTGTCCAGTTTTACCGGTTGCCGTTAATGTATTACTTGCAGAATTAAATGATAATCCTCCATTCGTCCCACTCGTCCCAAATTTATTTGACCAGGTTGTCGGTCTTGAATTAAGTCCTGAACCATTTGTTCGTTGACTGAATTGTAAGTCCCAACCAAGAAAATCATTTTGACTTGCGTCCCTTTTTGCCGCAGCAGTTGGTATTCCAAAAGTTTCAGGATTTGGTAAACCTCTACTTAATGCCGGTTGTATAAAATCTCTTGCCGTACTGTCAACTGTTGCCTCCGTATTACCTTCTATATTTAAATCAACATAATGTGCTGCCGAGGTTCTTTTATCTTTATTATCTGCGGTTGCTGCTATTCCAAAATATTGATACCATATTGTTGACGGTCTTAAAGATACCGAACCTTCTTTATTAATTTTTAAAGATTGAACTGCAACCTGTGAATTTGGAGGTATTCTTAAAGGTTGTTCTAAATGATTGTGAAATGAAAAAGGTGCTTGAAATTGACTTTCTCTAACTCCTGATCCAGGGATTTCGTTTGAACAGATTACCAATGACATTTATTTATAATTAATAAAATATATTTTTTTTATTTAATATAAATATAAATAAACAATGAGTGATAAATCGAGCAATACACATTTATCTGACGAGGCAGCGAGAATTGGGCAAGAATGGGCAAAGGATATTCACAAGGATCTTGTTAAGAAAGGTAAAAGAAGTGAAGACGACGACGGAGAAGAAACTCCTGATATCGTTCAGGAGATTAAAGAGGTTATTCAAGAAGTTAGTGAAAAAACTACCGAAGAATAAATTTATATATATTAAGTATATAAATGCCGAAAAAAAGTAAAAGTAAAACAATGCCTTCTTTAATCGAAGAAGATATTATAAAACATAAAGAAAATCGAAAAAAAATAAAAGTTAAAATATTTGAACAACCAACACCACCCAAGAAGAAATCAAAATATTAATCCTCCATATCACACATAACTTGGTCAACCTTGTCCTCGTCAACTTGTATATTAATCCAACATGCCTCTCTCTTACCTGTACTCTCAATTGTTCTTTTACCTTTGATTGCTCCCTTTGGAGTAAGATAATTTTTGTATTTTTGAGCAGATAAATTAATTTGTGCTTTTCTTAATAATACATTTATTTGAGTAATACTGACATAATCTTTACTATCATTATCCCAACTCTTATCACCTACAAATCTGAACAGTGATAAAAATTTGTCCTCTTCTTTTTCTTCTTCTTTAAAATCATTCATTTCTTCTTTCATACATTCAGGTACTTGTATCCTCTGACCATAATGAGAAAATAATATTTGAATAAATGCGTCCATTACCTTTGGGTTTTTACACCAAGTTTTGATATCGTCGTCCTTTTCATAAAAATTGCATACATTCTCCATGACCTTTTCTCCGTTATCGTCCATTACATATTCGAACTCGTCATTTTCTTTTTGAATAATCTTTGGTCTTAATAATGGTTTGCCTAATCTGTCGTCGTCTTTATTAAGAAACTTTGAAGGATATCTGAAACAGTAACTCGTCTCTTTTGTATCTGCTGGTTCGATAGGAGGTAAATCATTACAGAACATACAAACCCTTGCCTGTATCTTAAAATTAATTTCGTCTTTATGATTGACCCTTGCTTCAATCTTATCTCCTCCTGAACTTAACTTTTTAAGGACATTACCATTGATTTTAAATTTGCCCTGACTGTCCCTTGTGATTTCATTTGTAAGTAATAATCTCTTGAACTCAAAGGGGACTAACCAAGACAATGCTTTTGCACTATCTGTACCATTATTTTTATATAAAAAGTTTTCAGAATTAGTCGACCTACAATATTCTCCAAAGCAAGTTTCAAGTAATCCAACAAGTACACCTTTACCACAATCTCGTTCACCAATACCAACTCCCCAGTTCTTATCCTCTATATGTCCAGCAACTCCTCTCGCTACATAGTTCAACCAACAATCCATAAGTTCTTTATCATTATTAAAAATTGGATTGAGAATTCTATTATATACAAGTTCAATATATTCACTATCTCCTTCATTAAAGTCGCGATTGATTTTGATAGTTGTATGAGTTTCTAAATCATAAGGTTCAAGTGAACCCTTTTTGAAATCATAATATCCATTTTTAAAACATAATTTTTGGAGATTACTTGTCCATAGTTTATCGATAAAATCTTCGTCTTCTGTTGGTTCAACAAATTGGAGCATTTGATTACATGACTTCGCCATAGTTGAATATGGTTTAAGATCTCCACCTTCTCCCACCATAAAAATGTTCATATTACCAATTGCCTTAATTAATCCTCTTTTGATTACTTTATCATTTGAAGTCCATACATTATTAACTCTCATAAATATTCTTTCTTGTGAAATAACATAATCATTTTTAAGAGTATCTGTAATATAATCACCACCCTCTTTATCTGAACTTATTGTAATAATATTATCTAATTCTTCAATCTCCATAAATTCTTTAATTTTAAGATTAATATCAAAACCTGTTTTCTCTTTGAGTTCAGTTTTGATTTCAGATATAAGTTCATTAAAGTCCTCTTCTTCACCGTCCTTTGGATATCCCTTTTGTAAATGAAGTCCGTCGTGAATTAGTGCCCCAACAACACGACCCTTTTGTTTGAGAAAATTAAACATTACAAGAAGACATTTGCATTCAAGGGTTTGAAGAAAATATGACATTGCGGTACCGTCTAAATTATAATAATCTTCACCCTTATTTTTGATTGCTTCTAATCGATACTTTAATAATTCATTTGTACTTAATAGTTTTTTATTATTTATTTTGAGTTCTCTTTCTAAATCAATGATAATACTATCTTTTAAATTTTCATAATCAAAATTATGTTCATTACAAAATACTTTAATCGAACCACCATAAAATATTCGCATAACAAGTATTTTACATTGATCCCTTGTCAATCCTTTCTTAATTAATCTTTTGAAGAACTTATCCCTTTTCTGATTATATAAAGTTAATGTGTCCGTTTCATATCCTTGTTCTTTGAATACTTGCTCGGCAAGTACTGGGTGGGCATTTACCATGTCAAGGTCTACATAATGCTTTTTACATAATGCTGCCTTTGCCTCCCTCCACATGAGACATTGAGTAATTGCTGCTTGGTCAGGTTTCAATGCTTTAATACGAGCACTTAACCTACCAATATCATTGATTGTATATTCAACTTCGACTGAACCGTTCTTACCATATTTGAGATATTTCTTTAATGAACCCTTATACTCGTCGTCGAGTATATTACAATGTAAAAGTTTTTGTGCACTCGAAATATCATATTTCTCTCGAAGTGTAAATTTGTCGTTCATATTATTTAGTTTAGATATTTTTTCATAAATCTTATTTTCACTCATTTCGCTCTTATATTATAATATATATTATTTTTTTAAATACTTTACGCATAGAAAATAATTCATTAAAATATTTAAATTATAATTTATTTTATGACTTAAAGAGACCATAAAATATAAATTGAAAAAATAAAAGTTAATAAAATTTAAAAGTTTAAAATTATCGATAATTAAATAATCATATTTTTTGATTGTAATAGTTCAATTTTATGCGGATATTTTTCTTTAAAAATGTCCAATCTATCTGTTTTTTTATAATAATAATATTGAGACCTCGCATTTAGATATTCTTTATTATTCTCATATTTCTCTCGTTTCTTCTCCTTATTATGTTCATAATGATTTTTTGCCCTTTGTCTGTTTTTCATTTTAAAATCTTCTGTATCTTTTATCAATTGATATCGTTCTTTTTCTTTTCCTCTTTTCTTTTCATATGCATTTAAAATTCTCTGAATTCTTTCAGTGTCAGTGATTGTCATGTCTATACTATAATATACATTTTATTTTTTAAATATTTAACACATAGATTATTAAATCCATATAATATCTTTCGATAAATTCATTTTATAACAATAATAAAAACAATCAAAATTGCATTTATTATTTAATTCATTTCCATTCTTTAAGAATTGTATTCTTTTCGGTGGGATTATTAATTGTATATCATTTTTAAATATTCTGAAATATTGAGTGTTTATCTTACTTGAAGGGAGAATTAAAATAAAAGGTTTATCTAATTCTTTTAATCGAGACAGAATTTCCTTACATTTAGAAAATGGAGGATTACTTACAATAATATCTCCCTCATTACTCTTAAAAAAATCATTTTCATTATGAATAACATTTAATCCGAGATCTTTTAAATATTCTCCTGATTTTCCGTCTCCCATAAATGCTTCCCATATTATTTTATCTTTTGGTATATATTCTTTTATATTATCCCAAGCATATTTCGGTGTCATATAATCGTCATAAACTATAAATTCTTTATTTGTAAAATTAGACATTTAATAATATATATATATTATTTTTAATTTTCTTTATACTTAATATAAATGCCGTTAGATAAACAGGGTAAACCGATATTATACAAACCATGGGTCAATAAAACAAATTCTAAAAAGAAATATTTTGTATATGTTAAAGCAGATAATAAAAAGGGATTTAAGAAAATTGGATTTGGATACAAGGGTATGGGACAATTCAAAGATAAGGGTGGGTACTATAAATCACTTGACCACGGAGACAAAAAGCGGAGAGACAGTTTTCTTAAAAGAGCAAAGGGTATCAAGAATAAAAAAGGTGAGTTGACTTATAAAGATAAGAATACTGCAAACTACTGGGCAGTCAATTATTTATGGTAAACTTTCAGGTTCAGGTTCAGGTTCTCTTGATTTAGTTGGTACTAATTTTTCGTCTTCTTTATTTTTTTTTAACTTCTGTGCTTGTTGTTTCAAACCTTTCATTTCGTCTTCATTTGGGGGTCTTCTTTCACACTGAAACAAATAGCACAAATTCACTTTACAATGACACTTGGACTGCCACACTACAAGAAGCAAACTTGCTACTGCTCCCAATATAAGGACAACGGCACCTGCTGCTTGGTCGACAGAATAATCTTGTAATTGACCACGACCCTCTGACATAGTTTATATTTTAAGAAAGATAATTTTATAAATTTTATATTTCATAAATTATAAATGGATATCGAGACAGACAAACCTCCACCGAAACCTGCTGAACAATGTATTCAGTTGTTAAAACAATTAGACAAGGACATGTTTGATATTAAACAAGATCTTCTATTTATCAAAGCAAAGATTGCAGAACGCCAAGAGAAAGAAGAGATTGAAAAGTTATCCGGAGGTTGGTGGTTATTCTAATTTAGATTTAATTATCTTTTATTTTTCTAAAATTATGTAAAATTGTTTAAAAATTACATAAATATTTTTATTATCTTTTTACAAAGTATAAATGGATTTATTGCCGAAAGTTGAAACAGAGTTTATTGAAGAAGCACCTGAACCACTAAAAGAGGAAATCGAAACAGACGAGGAGGATAATGTAAGTATACAAATTCAAGAGGAGATTGTGCCGGAGGTTGAAAGGAAACCTGTTATACCGGAGGAAGATATATTTGTTGAAAAGAAACCTAAAAAGAAAGAGTTAACTGTTGAACCCATAAAGAAAGAAAAAAAGAAGCGTGTTATGTCAGAGGCACAATTAGAACGATTAAGAATTGGTCGTGAAAAGGGTCTTGCAAAAAGAAGGGCAGCAGCAGCAGAAAAGAGAGAATTAAAGGAATTACAAAAGAAAAAGAAACAGAAGGATATACAGAAATTAAGAGAAGAAGTATCTGACGAACCTAAACCTAAACCTACACCAGCACCAGCACCAGCACCAGCACCTCAACCCAAATTCAATTCGATTGAAGATCTCCCTGCCGAATTATTGATTAAATTACAACAGGCAGCAATAGAAGGATATGATACAAAAAGAAAGGCACGAAAGGCAAAGAAGAAAGAAGAAGAAAGTAAACAATCTGAACTCAATCATTTCAGGAACATGGTACAGAATGCAGTCGAACCCAAGCAACCTGCTCGTTATGGAGAGCAAGGATTTTTCAGTCATTTATTCTAAATTTGGAGGTGTCCCCTAAAATGTCCCAATGTCCCCAATGTCCCCAAAATCAAATGAAATATTTGTGAATTGATTTTATAGAAAATGGGTATCCCAACTTTTTTAATTTTTAGATATTGTTTCATATTTTTTTGAGGACTTTGAGGACACTTGATATATTATGTATATATAACTTTATTCTTTTCTTATACTTTATGACGCATTATGGTCATAAAGGTTAGGTGTCCCCAAAAATGAAAGGTCTAATATTTTTGAGGACAGTGTCCCCTTTTTTGAGGACACCTCCAAATTTTTGAGGACACTTTCGAAAAATATTATATTTCTTATTTTATAAAATGGATTGGAATAATCATGTTTACATAAATTTAGAATACAGAAAGGACAGAAATATACATTCTATAAATGAGATCAAAAAGTTAGGAGTTGAACCTAATCGTTTCAATGCAATTAGAATGAAGGTTGGTATTGTTGGTGCTGTAATGTCTCATATGAAATGTGTTCAAGAGGCAAAAGAAAAGGGATTACCATATATATGTATTTTTGAGGACGATTTAGTAATTAAAAATCCGGATAAATTAAAAAGAAAAGTAGATAAATTATTCAATAAAGATTGGGACATTTTAATGTTGGGAGGTAATAATTTTAAACCATTTACAGAATTTGCGGATTATATAAAGGTTAATAAATGTTTTTGTTTAACAGGATATATTGTTAAAGAACATTATTATGATACTTTATTAAATAATTTTAAAGAAGGTTGTGAATTATTATTAAAAACAAATAATCGAGATTATTCATTAGACATGTATAATCACTATTTACAAAGAAGAGATAATTGGTATTTAATTACACCAATACAAATATATCAAAGACCGGATTATTCAGATATAGAAAATAAAAATGTTGATTATAAAAATTTAATGTCTGTATATGATAAATGACATATAAAGACGATTTTAATAAAAAGTATAAATTTAAAAAAGGTCAATCTCATTCACTTAAAGAAATATCAAAAATCACAGGATACCAAATGAAAGGTATTCAAACCATATATGATAAAGGTATTGGAGCATATAAAACAAATCCAGGTTCAGTGCGGAAGAATGTTGTATCAAAGGAGCAATGGGCATATGCAAGGGTGTACGCCGCCCTCAATCCTAAATCGAAAGCGTATAAGATTGACAAGGTTCATTTAATCAAAAAAAAAAAAAAAAG